CGGCAAGTTTCATCACATCGACTTTTACGAAAACAGCACAATCACCGCAATCGTTTCAACAAACATCATTGACAACAGCTTTGCCGGTGCTTCAGTAGACCAGGGGGCACACCTGACTGGTTACTTCACCAGCATCCAACTTCAAAATGGCGCCTGCATCGCTTACAAGATCTGATGGCACTCGCAACCTCGCTACGCAAGACGGCATCAAAGTTGATGGCGAAGTTCGGCGGAGAGATCACAATCCGAACGCTATCAACAGGTGCTTACAACCCGACAACAGGGACTGCCAGCGTAACTGCATCTACGATCACCGTCCGTGGTGTCCTGGAGGATGTGAGTGAGCGTGAAGTCAATGATTTGATCAAGGGCACAGACCGTAAGCTCACTGTTGCTGCTGCCGATTTAACGACAGAGCCTACTGTTGCTGATCAGGTAACAGTTGGCGGACGCAACCTCCAAACCGTAGAAGTCAGGCGGATTGAGCAGGATAATACGGCTATCGTCTACGAAATCTTCCTGAGGGAGTGAGATGGCGCGGATTATCAAGCTCAATCAAATTGATGAATACGTCCAAGAGCAAGTAAGCAAACTTGTTCGTGTTGGGGTTTTGCAAGCTGAAACGCAGCTTAAAGAGCGCACGCCAGTTGACACCGGACGTTTAAGGTTGAGCTGGCAAAAAACAGTTGAACCGTTGCAAGGAAGTGTTTTCAATAACCTTCCCTATGCTGCTCCCGTTGTGGCAGGCGTTAATTATCCGCCTTCCTGGGGTGGGCAATACCGAACAAGGCAAAACGCAGAGCCCTTCCTCGACATCGTTGCAAAAGATGTTCAGACTTGGATGGAAGCACAAGCATCCAAAATCGGTCGGGAATCATGAGCCTCAACACCATCAGAGCTGCCATTGAAGCTCGCATCGCAACCGAGTTTGCCTCAGCTCCTGTCCTGCAGGTTGCCTATCAAAACGTCCCTTTTACACCGCCAAATAATGCAAGCTGGCTTCAAGCTTTTATCACTTGGGGCGATTCTGCTTACCTGACGATCCTGACCGAATCAAATCGAGGCACTGGCGAAGGCTACGACCGTCGCAACGGCGCTTTAACCTTCAACATCTACACCCCTCGCGGTGAAGGTCCAGGGGCAGGGCTGACCATCGCTCAGCGGTGCATCGACCTGTTTTCACGTTTGCAGCTACAAAATATAAAGTTTGACCCTGCAAATGGTCCGCGTTCCATCGAACCGCCTGCGCCGGAAGGGTTTTACCAGACGCAGGTCGCCATAACTTTTGAGGCTTACGAGCAAAGCTAGACTTGAAGTAGCCACCTACCGTTCAAGACAAATGGCTACCGTTCTGTCCGGTACGTCCGGCGCCCTTTACTACAAGCCTGCTGGCACCAAAGCCACCTTTGGCGAATCTGATGTGACCGTCGCTGATGACGAGATCACAGTTGCTACCTACCTGAACTTCAAGGTAGGCGATCCTGTTGTTTTCAGCGTTGTCAATACTGAGACAGGAGCTAGCGGCACTGGCACCCTGCCTGCTGGCATCAGCGCAGCAACCACCTACTACGTCATCGCCTACACCGCTTCGACTGGTGTGCTGCAGGTTTCCGCTACTGCTGGCGGTTCCACCATCACCATTACTGATGACGGCACGGCAGTAACACCAAACGCATTCCAAGTTGCTTACGCCAGCTACGCCGCAGTTGGTGATGTCCGCGAATGGTCGTTTGAGATGACCCGCGAGGAGATTGATGTAACCACTATCGGTCAGGATCTGGGACAATACGCTCCCTTCCGCCGTTACATCACCGGCTTTGCTGATGGATCAGGAAGCTGCACCGTCTACACCACAGACGATGACACTAACCTGTCTAACCGCATGATCCAAGACGTGATCCAGCGGCAGCAGGCGGGCGCTTCCTTCAAGCTCTACATCGACCGTGTTGTAAGTGGCGGTAGCGTTGATGCAACCCTGAGCCGTAGCGTCGAGTTTGAAGCAGTGCTGACTTCTGCCAGCCTGACCGTCAATCCCGACGATGCTCAGATTGTGGAGATCGCCTTCCGTCCGGCAGGTGCTCCTACTTTCGACTTCAGCAAGAGCTGATACCCTGAAACGGGAGATGGTTAGCCCCTGGGTTGCACCGGGGGCTTTTCTATGTTTAAAGTGCGGGCAATCTTCAGGATTTTATGGCAGCCCAACCAATTCGCGCACTTGACCGTCTAAAGCGTGCGGCAAATCTAGTACCAGTCAAAAAGACTGTGGAGCTGACGGACGGTAGCGAGTTTGAGTTTTGGCACACTGCCTTAACGATGGCAGAACGCGAAAAGGCGCAAAAGGCAGCAGGCAGTAACGATCCAAATGCTCTTGCTATTCAGCTTTTGGTGGCAAAAGCATTGGACGAGAATGGCAATCGCATGTTCTCTGCCGGTGAGGTCGCAGAACTGAAAAATGAAGTGCGCGATAGCGATCTTCAACGAATCATTCTTGCTCTGATCGAAGACGATGTGATTAACGTTGAGCCGGGAAAGTAAAAAGCGAGCTGAAGAAAGACCCGTTACTGCAGCTCCAGCTTCATTTGGCAAAGGAGCTGGGGATGACAATGACGGAGCTTACAGCTCGTGTCACGATTGAAGAGTTAGAACTATGGGCTGCTTATTTCGAGCTTGAAGCAGACCGTCAAAAGCAAGCACAACGGAAAAGGTAGACTGAGAATAATGAGCTGAGGCTGCCGTGGCTGTCATCGCCAATGTTGCTATCAACCTAGATGCAACACGGGCACGGGCAGCTATTGCTGGGCTGGGCGGTGCTGTTGACAAACTCGGCAGCAGGGTTAGTCAAGTTGGGCAACGAATGTCTGGCTTGGCTGGTATTGCAGCGTCGCTAGGAACTGGCGCTCTTGTAGGCGGATTCGTTAAAGCTGGCATTGAAGCCAACCGAACAGCAAAGACGATTGAAGCACTTGCCGGTCAGTATGGAGAGACTGCAAAGGTAACTGAGTTTGCAAATAATGCCGCTGATCGTTTTGGTATCGGGCAAACAAGAGCAGCGCAGGCAGTAGCAGATCTATATGGGCGATTGCGCCCGATGAACATTTCGCTCCAGGACATTCAGACGACCTTCGTTGGCGTCAACAATGCTGCAGCGAAGATGAATCTAAGCGCGGCAGACGTTGAAGGCGTAATGCTGCAGCTCAGTCAGGCAATGGGTTCTGGTGCTTTGCAGGGCGATGAGCTGCGTTCAATTATGGAAAGGTTGCCAGCGGTAGGACAGGCAATCGCAAAGACGATGGGCGTCACAGTTGGTGAAATCAAGAAGTTAGGTGCTGATGGCAAGATCACGACAGACATCATCATCAAGGCGATGAATGAGTTGGCAGGCGTTAAACCACCGCCGCCTGATCCGTTCAAGCTATTTCAAAAGACACTTGAAGATCTAAATACAACAGTCGGCACTAAGCTGCTGCCTGCTTTTACACCGCTTGTTCAGAAGATTTCTGAGCTTGTCGCCAAGATTGTTGAGTTAGGCGTAGCAGAGCGTATTGCCAACTCTTTAATCCCATTGGCGGACGTGATTGGGAAGTTGCTAACTGCGTTCATGAACCTTTCGCCCGAGGTTCAGTCTTTCATCATTCAAGTCGGCGCTGTAGGCGGTGCAATCACGCTTATTCTTGCTCCGCTTGGATCTTTGCTCGCTGGACTTGGAAGCCTGATCAGTGTTGTTGGATCAGTCATCGGTGCGCTAGGCGGAATGTCGTTTCTAGCCACAATCGCAGGATGGCTAGGAGCCGTTGTGCCTGCTGTTTCTGCTGTCGTTAGTGCTATCGGCACACTTGGGCAAATACTGGTGGCAGTCTTTTCTGGACCTGTTGGATGGGTTGCTCTGCTAGTTGCTGCAGGCGTTGCTTTATACGCATTCCGCGATCAAGTTGGTCAGGCGTTTAGTGCGGTGCGTGATTTTATTGTCAAAGCATTCACTGGCTTAGCCGATGTTGTAAAAGCACCATTCTTGGCTGTCGCCAACATGATCAAAGGCGTATTGAATCAGATTCTGCAAGCGATAGGTAATGCCATCAACGGTGCGATTGGTGCAATCAATAAGTTAATTTCCGGCGCCAACCGTGCATTGGCGGCATTGAAGCTGCCGCAGATTCCGACTATTCCAGAAGTCTCAATCCCGCGTTTCGCTAAGGGCGGTGTTGTTGATCGCCCAACGCTTGCAATGATCGGCGAAGGCGGCGAACGTGAGTTTGTCGTGCCTGAATCAAAAGCAAGTCAGTTTGCTTCCAACTGGATGAGCCAGGCAAAAGGAGGGTCTGGAACTGCTGTCGTAGACCGGATGCCCACCATCAACCTGCAAACCGGACCTGTGCTGCAGCAGGAAAACGGCGAAAAATACGTCCGCCTCGGCGACCTGGAGACCATCCTCCAAGACTTCGCTGCTACGGTGTTTAACAACGCACGCAGCACAGGCGGTCGCCGCTTCCAGGGTGTGAACTAATGGCAAACCGCGCCCAAGCCCAATACCTGCGCCTGTTCGACGAATCTGCCACCTATTACAGGTGGCAAAACTTCTACTTCAATCAGACGGTCACATGGGACTCGGTGCTCTGGAACTACCACCCGTTTGTGTTGAACGCGATGGTGGGTACTGCGACGCAGGCTGAGGCCGGTATCAGCGTCACGCTTCCGGCGACTTCCGTTGCTGTGATTGCCTTACGAACCGCGCTGGATAAGAACTGGCTGTGTGAACTTAAAATGTATGAGTTTGACACCCGCCTTTCGCAACAAGTCCCGCAAGCCGGTCAGCTTCTAATTGGTGCGTTTATCGGTGAGGTAGTTGGCCTCGGCGGCTCGTTTACTGAGCTAGATGTCAGCATTGGCTCTAGCCTTGCACCAGTTGGAGCACAGGTGCCACCGCGTTCGTTTAGCTCACGCCTGGTCGGCAATCCAATCAAGCTATGAAACTCCGCATTAGCGATCCACTGCAGCTTCTGCCGTATCAGACGGGTCTACTGAAGCCGCCGCTCGACAAGAAGGCAGCGGAGGGGAATAGCGCCAGCAATCTTGATAGCCAGCAAAAGGCGATTGAACTGGGACAACCTGTGCCGATTGTGTTCGGCAAATATGTTGATGTCCCTGGCACTGTCAATGATCACGGCGGCGTATTTATCAGCCCCGGCGCAACAAAAGCACGATATGAAAACGGCTTTTCGATAGACGGTACATCGTATCCAACCGGCTTAAAAGTCACCATGAACATGGTGCTTAGCCAAGGCGAACTAGGACAAATTCGCGTTGAAGATGTCTACCAGCGTGCATGTAAAAAGGGCACTGCCGTGGTGTACTACGGCGCCAATGCTGGTGTGCTGTATGCGCCTGGAAATTACGTCACCTATCCGACGTTGTGGACGTGCCCCAACTACTGCGGCACCAATGATGGTGCCTATGAGGACATGACAACTCTCTGGTATCAAAACACCTACTTCGAGGGTGACGATACCTGGAACCGTCAAGTCCACGTCTTCGTGCGTAACGGCATCAAAGTGCCACGCCTAATTGAGGGCACGACCGACTCCAGCAACAACATGCTGGATCTAGCTATCTACTTGATCCGTCAGACCAGTCGCGTACCGGAGCTGTTGATCGACACGGCAGCAATGACACTCGCTGCACGATTTACCGCCACCAACGGCTTCTACTGGGACGGCGTAATCAACGAGGCGAGCAACCTCGAAGACTGGATGCAGCGGATGGCGGGATTCTTCTTGCTGCGCGTTAGCGATAAGAACGGCAAGAAAGGCTTTCGCCCACGGCTGCCAATCAATAATGATTACACCATTAACACTGGCAAGATTAACTGGGTCTATGGATTCACCGAAGAGCATTTGACGCCAGATGGGTTTCAGATCGAGTACATTCCCCTAGCTGAACGTAAACCGATCTGCGCTCAGATAATCTGGCGTCAGCAACCGCCGAACGACATTGGTTTTATTCGCACAACCGAAGTTCGCATCGACGGTGAAGCGGTAGACGGACCCTACGAGCAGTTCGACCTGAGTCAGTTCTGCACTTGGGAAGATCATGCTGTCAAGGTTGGCGCCTATGAAGTTGCCCGCCGCAAGTACGTCACACATTCGCTCCGAATCAAAGTCAAACCTGATTCATATAACACTTCGCTGGTGCT